CTCGGGCAGCTACTTCCCGCAAGCCAAGGGCGGTGCCTGGTCGGGCGGCGTGCAGATGTTCGCCGACGGCGGCGCGTTCACCAACTCCGTCGTCAGCAAGCCAACAGCTTTCGGTATGGCCAATGGCAAAACCGGCGTCATGGGTGAGGCTGGTGAAGAGGCGATCATGCCATTGACCAGGACATCCAGCGGCAAGCTCGGCGTCATGGCGATGGGCGGCGGCGGGGCTGGCGGAACGCAGATCAATGTCGAGGTACATATCGACGGCGACGGAAACGCATCGTCAACGGCTGATGCGCCAGGCTATGACCTCTTCGGCAAGGAGCTGGCGACGTTCGTAGAGCAGAAGTACCAGGAACTGCGGAGCAGGGACATGCGCCAGGGCGGCGTCATCAACAACGCAATTAAGGGACGATGATGGCTATCGAACGATTCAACTGGGCAACGGAAAAGGGCGCGGAGGGTGATGTGACCCAGCGCGTCCTGACCAAGCAGTTCGGCGATGGGTACGAGCAGTCGGTCGAAGATGGCCTCAATAACCGGTCGCAATCCTGGCCCGTGACCTTCACGGGTTTGAAGGGGCGCATCAAGGACATCATGGACTTCCTCGACCGTCACAAGGGGGCGAAGGGCTTCCTCTGGGAGCCGCCCCTGGGTGAGCTTGGCCTCTACAAGTGCAACGGCTACAAGCCAGTGCATCGCGGCGGCCAGGTCTACGCAATAACCGCGACCTTCAAGCAAACCTTTCACCCCTGAGGCCAATCCATGGCACTGATCACGGACATCCAGAAACTGGAGCCCGGCGGCGAGATTCGCCTGTTTGAAATTGACGGGACTGAGTACGGCGCGGATTACCTGCGCTTCCACGGTCACGCCATCCCGCACACGCCAGAGGAATTGCTGGCATATGAGGGCTCCGAAGAGGATCTGCCTGCCAAGTCGATTATCTGGCAGGGTCAGGAGTACGCAGCCTGGCCAGTCCAGATTGAGGGTATTTCCTCAAGCAGCGACGGCACGGCCTCTCGACCTACGTTCGCAGCGGGCAACGTCAACGGGCGTGTCACCGCACTGTGCCTGGCCTTCGAGGACATGCTCAAGTTCAAGCTGACGGTCCGCGAGACTCTGGCCCAGTACCTGGACGCGGTCAACTTCCCCGAGGGCAACCCAACCGCTGACCCGACCCAAGAGGCGCTCGAAATCTGGTACATCGACCAGAAAACCAGCGAAGATGGTGAGGCGGTGGTGTGGGAGCTGTCTTCCCCGGGTGAGATCGATAACCACGGGCTGCCTGGCCGGCAGATGACGACGTTCTGTCACTGGGCCATGACCAACGGCTACCGCGGGCCTGACTGCGGCTACACCGGTGCCGCCATGTTCGACGATGAGGACAACCCCACGGATGACCCGGCCCTGGACCAGTGCAAGGGCTGTCTGTCGTCCTGCAAGCTGCGCTTCGGCGAGAACAACGAACTGTCTTTCGGCGGATTCCCCGCCGTATCCCTGATTGCCCGGAGCTGACCATGCGCAAGCACATCATCGCGGCCATCCAGGCGCACGCGGCGGCCCAGTATCCGAAAGAATGTTGCGGCCTGCTGCTGGCCATCGGTCGAAAGCAGAAGTATTTCCCGTGCCGAAACATCGCCACCGAACCGAACGAAGAGTTCCGGCTGGATCCAGAGGACTACGCCGCGGCGGAAGACGTGGGCGAAGTTATCGGCATCGTTCACTCGCACCCGGACGCCACCAGCAGGCCGTCACCGCATGATCTGGCTATGTGCGAGGCCACGGCCTTGCCCTGGCATATTCTGAGTTGGCCCGAGGGCGACCTTCGTACGATCACGCCAAACGGCAGCACGCCTTTGCTCAAGCGCCCATTCGTACACGGTGCCTGGGATTGCTGGCAGGTGTGCGCTGATTGGTATGCCCGCGAGTGGGGCCTGGAGTTCGAAGCCTTCCAGCGCACCGACGGTTGGTGGGAGAGTGCGGACAACGCAAGTCTGTACGAGCAGCACTACGAGGCGGCCGGTTTTGTGCGCGTCGACCGGCCGCAGCGCGGTGACATGATTGTTATGCAGGTTGGCCGGACAGCTCACCCAAACCACGCTGGCATATACCTGGGCACCGATCCGTCGCTGCCAGGTGAAGAGTCAGGCGCCTTTGGCCCCGGCCCATTCCTGCTGCACCACCTGTACGGGAGACCTTCCGAGATCATCGTCTACGGCGGACCATGGCACGACCGGACACGCCTGATCCTCAGGTATAGAGGTCACCTACAGCCAGACCATTACGCCCCCATGACCGCGGTGCGCGCTGGAAAAATAGCAAGCAGTCGCAACGACTGGACGTTGAATCAGGCATTCTGCTGGTAGGTCTCTGTTTGAAACAGCCGCCTATTTTTACACTCATATCAAAGTCATATTTCTTTATGCGGGCGCTATCGAGCCGAATGTATTCATTTGAGGTGTCTTGATTAGCTTGATTTTTGTATAGCGGAGTTATGGTTCAGACTCGCAAGGCAATAATTCATAAGCTCATAAAGAGAGAGTTTAATGAAAATTAAAGTAATGAATGTCTCGTCAGATACAGTGGCGACCTCAAGCTTTTTTGGGTCGGCCAGTTGAGAGTTCGTCGGAGGACGTATGGACGCATTACGTAGCATCAAGCTTTCCACGCGATTAATTTCTGCATTTGTAGTGTGTGCGATTATCACCTTGGGAGTAGGGGGGTTAGGTGCCTCGGGCATAAAATCACTAAAAGCAACAATAAACGAAATCGTTAGCAATAACCTTGTATCTGTTAACAATACGGCTAATGCACGCGCGCTTGCTTTTTCGTTTTCCAGGGATCTACATGCTGCCCTGCTATATAAATACTCTAAAGCAGAGTCGATTAAATTTAACGCCGCAGTGCAATCCATGTCCGACAACCAGAAGGAAGTTGAGCGGCTTTTCAAGGAGTACCGCCAGACACCTCTCGCCGATGACGAGCGTGTGGCAGGTGATCAGTTCGAAAAAGACTGGCCTGCCTATGTGCAGGGGGCGAATAAAGTGATCGCACTGGCGACGGCGGGCGACCTTGATGGCGCTACGCAGCTATTCCAGCAGGAAGTTTCGCCGGCCTTCAAAGCCATTAATGAAGAGCTTAAAGTCATTGTTGCATCCAACTATCGCCAAAGCGGTGAGATCGCAGATACGGCAGAGGCCGTTACTACGAGCGCTTACTGGATATTGGGCATAGGGGTAATGATAGCCTTCCTGGCCGCCATCACTTTGGGGATGATCATCACGCGCTCGATCACGCGGCCGCTTTCCATGGCTCTACGCAGCGCTGAGGAAGTGGCGGAGGGTGACCTTTCTAAACATATTGAAGTTAGTGGGCGAGATGAGGTCAGTGTACTGCTGAGTGCGCTGGACAAAATGCAGCAAAACCTCCGGACCACGGTCAAAGAGATTGGCAGTGCTGCTGACCAACTGGCCTCTGCATCTGAAGAGCTTAACGCCGTCACGGAGGAAAGCTCACGCGGCCTAACGCGACAGAATGATGAGATTCAGCAAGCGGCGACGGCAGTGAACGAAATGACTGCGGCGGTGGAAGAGGTAGCCCGAAATGCGACAGGCGCTTCTGAAGCCTCTGAGCAAACCAGTCATAGTGCTTTGCAAGGGCGTGATCAAGTGCGCAGAGCCGTTAGCTCTGTGGGGGCAATGGCTGATGAGATTTCAAACTCAACCGGCAAGGTTGAAGTGCTTGCAACCCGTGTCAACGAGATCACAAAAGTACTTGAGGTGATCAGGGCCATTGCGGAGCAGACAAATCTACTGGCCCTGAACGCGGCCATCGAAGCAGCAAGGGCGGGTGAGCAAGGTCGCGGGTTCGCGGTTGTAGCCGATGAAGTCCGAGCACTTGCCCATCGGACCCAGGCGTCGACGGCGGACATCGAGTCGATGATGCAACAGGTTCGTTCGGGGGCAGAAGAAGCGGTCCTCGCGATGAATAAAAGTAAAGAGTTGGCAGCCGATACGCGGGCGCAGTCAATTGAGGCTGGCCAGGCCCTTGACCGCATCACTGAGGGTGTTTCAATCATCAATGAAAAGAACCTCGTGATCGCAAGTGCCGCTGAAGAACAGGCTCAGGTTGCACGTGAGGTTGATCGTAATCTGGTCAATATTCAGGATCTCTCCACGCAAACAGCGGCCGGGGCACATCAAACCAATGCTTCGAGCTCCGAGCTGTCGCGACTGGCGACGTCGTTTGGTGTGCTGATCAGCCGATTCAAAGTTTGAGCGATGAGGTTGCTGTCCCTCTGTGGTATTCGCTGCGATTGCTATCCGTGCTGGGCTTTTTGCATCCGCTCCCTCAGTGCTACAGTCCCGCCAAACCAAAGAGGGAACGACATGCGGATTTTGATAGCGGCGGTAGCGGTGGCGATGCTAGCGGGATGTGTATCGCCAGGGGATCTTGAGTCGAAGGATCCGAGCATTGCCGCCAGTTCTGCCAAAGACCCGAAAAAGTATGCGCTCTGCGTATTTCCCAAATGGCAGGACGCGCGCAGCGACGTGACGATGTCAGAGACTGAGTACGGATACCGCCTTGTTGCTGCAAGCAACAACATGACAGATGAGCTGCTGAGTATCCGCAAGGTTTCAAGCGGCAGCTCGGTGAAGCTGTTTCAACGACTGGCATGGGGTCCTGGATGGGGCAGAAGTGACATGGAGAAGGCAGTCCGGAACTGCCTCTGAGTAAAATTAAAAACAAGCCGCCTCCGGGCGGTTTTTTTACGCCTGGAGTAAATATGGCCGCGCTGAAAATTGAATACCAACCGCTTACCACCGTCGTCCTCTACGGCCAGCTACGGCGGTTCGGAAGGTCATTCCGGCTGTCTGTGCGCTCACCAGCAGAAGCGATTAAGGCTCTCTGTGTACAGATTCCAGGTTTGGAAAGGTTCATCTCAAACGCCAAGTCGCGGGGCATCGAGTTTGCTGTGTTTCGCGGATCGAAGAACCTTGGCGCTAAAGAGCTGGATTACGCAGGGACGGAAACGATTCGCATCGCCCCAATCATTACTGGCAGCAAGAGAGCGGGCCTTCTTCAAACGATCGTCGGCGTGATCTTGATCGCCGTTTCTTTCATCCCAGGTTTTCAAGCTCTTGCTGCTCCGGGCATTGCACTCGCTGCCGGCGGTGTAATCCAAATGCTCAGCCCCCAGGCCGGCGGCCTAAAGACCAGCGCAGCACCAGAGAACACCCCCGGCTACGCCTTCGGTAGCGCCAAGAACACAACGGCCTCCGGCAATCCTGTCTCGCTATGTGCAGGCCGCCGGCGCTGGGGTGGCGCGATCATCAGTGCCGCCATTTACGCCGAAGATCAGATGTAGCCAATACCCGAAAAACTGAAGCCGCCCAAGAGGCGGTTTTTTATGCCTGGAGAAAAGCATGGGCGCAGCACGCAAGATCGATGTTTATGGCGCCAAGGGCGGTTCCGAGAAGCCTAAAACCCCAACCGAGGCACCAGACAGCCTGCGTTCCGTCGCCATTGCGAAAATGCTTATTGCCGTAGGTGAGGGCGAGTTTGATGGTGCACCTACCGCCAAGGACATCTTCCTCGACAATACGCCGCTGCAAGACCCGCAGGGGAACATGAACTTCCCGAACGTGAAATGGGAGTGGCGCAGCGGGGCTGTCGACCAGTCCTATATCCAGGGCATCCCATCGGTTGAGAATGAAACAACCATCAGCACCGAGCTGCGCAGCGGCACGCCCTGGGTTCGAGCGATCACCAATACCCAGCTATCGGCTGTACGTGTGCGCTTTGCCTGGCCTGCGCTCCAATCGGTGGACTCCGGCGGCAACATCAACGGTTACGCGATCGGGTATAAAGTCGAACTAGCGACGGATGGGGGCACGTACCAGGAGGTTTTGAACGAGGCCGTGTCCGGCAAGACCACCAGCCTGTACGAGCGAACCCGCCGCATCAATCTGCCGCGCGCGACAACCGGGTGGCTGCTACGGATCACTCGACTGACTGCAAACCAGAACAACAACAAAATCTCCGACACCATGCAGATTTCGGGCTTCACCGAGGTGATCGACGCGAAGATTCGATACCCGAATACCGCGCTGCTTTACATCGAGTTTTCTGCCGAGCAGTTCCGTAGCATTCCTGCGGTGACGATTGATTGCGATGGCCGCAAGTGGCAGGTGCCGAGCAACTACGACACCAGGTCACGCACTTATGCGGGCGTCTGGGACGGAACATTCAAAGAGGCCTGGACCGACAACCCCGTTTGGCATACTTACGGCATCACCACGAACGACCGTTTCGGCTTGGGCCGCCGCATCAAGCCGTGGATGGTGGACAAGTGGGAGCTGTATCGCATCTCGCAGTACTGCGACCAACTGGTGCCGGACGGTAAGGGCGGCATGGAGCCTCGCTTCATCTGCAACTTGAACCTGCAGAGCAAGGCTGACGCATGGTCGCTGCTGCGCGACATCTCGACGATCTACCGGGGCATGACCTACTGGGCCCTGGGCCAGGTATTCACGCTGGCGGATATGCCGCGCGCTACCGACTTTGACTTCGCCTATACCCGGGCAAACGTCATCGATGGCAAGTTCACTTATTCCAGTGCATCGGAGCGCACCCGCTACACCCGGGCGCTGATCAGCTACGACAACCCTCTGAACAACTTCGACACCGATGTCACCGCGGTTACCGATGCCAAGCTGCAGCGACGCTACGGCGACAACCCGCTGGAAATCAGCGCCATCGGCTGCACTCGCGAGTCGGAGGCGCAGCGCCGCGGCAAGTGGGCACTGCTGACCAACTCCAAGGACAGGGCCGTCACATTCAAGGTCGGCCTCGACGGACGTATCCCGCTACCTGGCTACGTGATCCCGATTGCTGACGAACTGCTGGCCGGACGGCCGGTGGGCGGGCGCATCTCGGCGGTGAGCGGCAAGGTCATCACCCTGGACCGCGACACCCAGGCCAAGCCCGGCGATCGGCTGATCCTCAACCTGCCAGACGGGAAGTGTGAGGGGCGCACCGTGCAGCTGGTAAGTGGACGGCAGGTCACCGTGACCGTGGATTATTCCGTGTCGCCGGAGCGTGAACTGGTATGGGCGCTGGATGCTGACGACCTGGCCATCCCGCTTTATCGCGTGGTCAGCGTGGCGCGGCCGGAGCCTGGCGTGTTTGAAATCTCGGCCGTGCAGTACGACCCGAGCAAGTTCGATCACATCGACACTGGCGCCCGGCTTGAAGAGCGCCCAATCAGCGTTGTGCCAATTACCGTGGTACCGGCGCCGGCGAGCGTCGACATCACGTCGAACTACTCCGTTGACCAGGGCCTGGCGATCAGCACTATGAACATCTCGTGGCCTGCCGTGACTGGCGCGGTCGCGTATGACGTGGAGTGGCGTAAGGATAGCGGCAACTGGATCAAGGTGCAGCGGACCGGTTCGACAAGCGTGGATGTCACCGGCATCTACTCTGGCGCCTACCTTGCCCGGGTTCGGTCGGTGAGCGCCTTCGAGATATCTTCGATCTGGAAGAGCTCCAATCTGACCAATCTGGAAGGGAAGGTTGGCCTTCCGCCGGCCGTGGCCTTCCTGACCACCACCAGCGAGCTTTTCGGCATCGGCATTCGCTGGGGCTTCCCGGCCGGCGCCGAGGACACCCAGCGCACCGAGCTGTGGTATGGCCAGGCCAATGATTTGTCGGTGGCGACCAAGCTGGCCGACCTGGCACACCCCCAGGCGAATTACAGCATGCAGGCCCTCACGGCCGGCGCGCAGTTCTTCTTCTGGGCTCGCCTGGTGGACCGCACCGGCAACGTTGGGCCGTTCTACCCGGTCGGCAATGGCGTGATGGGCCAGGCTAGTGCCGATGCGGCACCGGTGCTGGACTTGATCGCCGGGCAGGTCGGGCGTACTGAGCTGGGCAAGGACATCACGGACGAGATCGACAAAATCCCAGGCCTTCAGGCACAGATTGATGCGCTCGACGGGCTTTCTGCCTACGACCCTGAGTCGGTCTACGCCGAGGGCGACCTGGTGGTGGTGGGCAAGCGGATCTACCAGGCCACACAACTGGTCCCAGTGGATACGTCGCCGCCGAACGCTGCCTACTGGGTGGAAGTCGGCCAGGTGCTGGTAACGGCAAATGGACTGGCGCGCCAGGTCGAGATCAACACCACCAGCATCACCGAGCTGGACGGTGCAGTCACGGCCCAGGCGTCGAGTCTTCAGGCCTTGCAGTCGGCGTACCGAGACGATACAGGCGAGGGAGACCTCGCTGACGCGCTCCAGGGCTACAACGCCTCGGCGAGCTTCGCGCAGGAGGTGAAGACGCGCGCCTCGCAGAATGCGGCGATGGTGCAGCGCCAGACCGAACTCACCGCTGAGGTGGGCGATGTCAGCGGCTCGGTGAGCGAACTCGAAAGTGTGGTGGTCAGCGATCGAGAGGCAACAGCCCAGGCAATCCAGCAGATAGGCGTCAAGATCGACGAAAACTCGGCTGACATCCAGACCGTGAGCCAGGCCCAGGCCGACACCGACGGTAAGCTCTCGACGATGTGGTCGGTGAAGATGCAGGTCAACTCGAACGGACAGCTTGTTACCGCCGGTATCGGGCTCGGCATCGAGGAAAATGAAGAAGGCGTCATCCAGAGCCAGTTTTTGGTGAGCGCGGATCGGTTCGCGATCGTCAGCACGCTGGCCGGCGGACAGGTATTCACGCCGTTCACTGTGGATAACGGGCAGGTCTTCATGCGCTCGGCATTCATCCAAGACGGCACGATCACCAACGCCAAGATCGGCAACTACATCGCTTCGAACAACTACGTGGCCGGGGTCTCCGGCTGGAAGCTGTTCTTCGATGGGACCTTTGAGATCAACAGCCCTCTCGGGGGCCAGGCGCGGCAGGTAATAAACAACGCCGGCGGCAAGGTTTTCGATGAGAACGGCGTTAAGCGCTACCAGTGGGGGGATCTTTCGGTATGAGCTATGGCATAAGAGCATGGGGGCCGACTGGCCTCCTGGAGCTTGATGAAAACTCGTTCACCGTGAGGGTTATTTACTCAGGCATCGTGTCGCCAGGGTTTGGAAGATTTGTAGATATAGCTGTAGCAGGCTGTAACCCCGCTACCTGTAGTGCCGTAGTGATTCCAATATCCCCTTATCCAGCCGACCCCAGCGCTCAAGACCTTTATGCCATCCAGTTCGAGCCCGAGGTTTTTACTGGGGGGGTTCGCGTTTGGTCTGTGAATAGAGGTATAGACCCTTCGGGGACACCAGGGCCGGGGCTGGCGGCCCAGAGACTCTTAGTGATGAAGTATCGATAATGGCCTACGGAATGAGTTTTACAAACGCCTCTGGCACGGTGGTTATCGACTCGGAATTTTCAAGGCTAGTTGTTCTTCATAGGGGAGATTATAACGGGCCAATTAACTTTCCTTCGCCAGTGACCTCGCAAGAACCGCCGTTAGTATTTATAAGGCCAAACTCTTCCTTCGTCTTGAGCTATGCAAGGATCAATGGAAGTGCGGGGAACTGGACTGGTTTCTCATTTTCTGGCGGTGGATCTGGGAAGTACTTTGCTGCGGCGTTTGGTGCAACGCCTACGGCAAGGTTCGGATTCAGGTTGTGGAATGGTGCGGGAAAGCTATTGGTCGATAGCGGAACGCCATGTGCTCAGTTCACGCGAACCATATCTGCCTGGACAAATATAGGCTCTGGCAGTACGGGACAAGGAACTACACAAGTTAACTTTACAGCACCATCACCACTTAATACTGGCGACTTTATGTTGATAAATAATATCGGCATGGACGTAAGTGCTGGCCAGGCACGATCGGCAAAGCTTTATTGTAGCTGGGACTACTCGGCAAATAGGATCGTAATGTTTACGGTCGGAGTTTCAAACTCCGCGACATTTTATGTCCCTGTTGTATTCGCCAAACCAATAACCTAGGAGACTTTAATGGGATGGTATAAAACAGGAACGGTATCGGTTATTCAGGGCTCCAACGCAGTCATGGGTACCGGTACATCCTTTATCGCTAACTCGCGTGTCGGCGATGCGTTCCGTGGGCCCGATGGCGAATGGTATGAGGTGACCAACATCGCGAGCGATACAGCGCTGTCGATCGCTCCGGATTACCAGGGTTCAGCTGTGGCGAGCGGCGTGTATTCGCTCGCGCCCATGCAGGGATACGTCAAAGATTCCGCGGACGCGTTGCGTGCGGCAACCCAAGTGATCGCCAGCGGCGTTGCCGACATGCAGGAGCAGGTGACGGCCGCGACCGAAGCGGCAACGTCTGCCGGCCAGTCAGAGGCAATTGTCACCGAGCAGGCGGGTATCGCCAGCGCTGCAGCCACCCTGTCCAGCGGCAACAAAGAAGCAGCGCAACTCGCGGCTCAGCAAAGCGCTACGTCTGCTCAGGCATCTGGTGCCGCAGCAGATCGATCAGAAACGGCTCGCGATTCCATTATTCAGTCGGAACAGGCAGCCGCCGCATCGGCAGCAGCTGCTGCGGAATCCGCAGAGAATGCCGAAGAGGTGACACTTGGAAAGGCTGCGAGTGGTGCGAACAGCGACATTACATCGCTCAGTGGTTTGACAACACCGCTTTCTATCGAGCAGGGAGGTAACGGTGGTGGCGCCGGCGTTCAGAAATCATCTGCTAACGGGGCTCTCAATAACGGGCGGTATACGACGCCCGGAACTTGGACTGGCTCTGTTTATCCTGGCGCAGACAGCCGAAACCAAGGCTACTTGGTTCACGATAATTGGACGCCTGACTATGCGCGCCAGACGTGGACTTCTTTGGATTCATCGATAACCACTCAGCAGCGGTTCAAGACCAACGGGGCGTGGGGTGCTTGGAATGCGACAACCGCAGCACCGACCTGGGGAAAAGTCGGTGGAACGCTTTCTGCTCAAACAGATTTACAGGCCGCACTGGATTTAAAGCAGAACGCTTCAAGCGCCGCACTGATCCCGACGAACGCCACCTTCGTCAACATTACAGCTATCACTACCGGCTATACCTTACCTGCCGGGGGAACTTGGGCTTGGTGGACCGCCCCGTTCAATAACAATAGCGGTATTTTGGCGGGCCCATCTACATCGGGTGTTTCGGCAGGCGGCACTACGATACGTGCCGCGCAGGCCGGCATTAACTACGTAGGCTTTGCCTGGAGAATTTCCTGATGAACTTTTATTACCTAGAGGATGGCTCGGCTGTTGGTGAGCTCAACGGCCAGCCTTACAACTACCATCCGGTAGCCACGCCGGAGCAATGGGAATGGTTTCAAGCTCAGCTCCTGCAGGGTAGCCTGACTGAAGTAGCGCGCCCGCCAGAGCCTGAAGCTCCGCCAGTGCAGCCAGCAGTGTTGGAAAGCGCCTGGCGTGAATCTGAAATGCCAAAGGCTCAACAAAATGTGACTGCCATCGAGTATGGCGAGGAAGACATCCCCGGCACCGCTCAGCAGTGGCAGCGGTACTGGCTTGCCCTGCGCAAGTGGACAGAATTGAACCCTGACTTCCCCGATAGGACCAAGCGCCCTGTAGCGCCGAGCTGATCATCACCAGAACACCGCAACCCGCCATGAGCGGGTATTTTTTTGCCTGGAGAAAAGTATGAATGCAACCGAGAAGGACCGAGACGTTTTGGCCCGCACGCTTTGGGGCGAGGCACGCGGCGAAGGTTTGGCCGGGCAGATCGCTGTAGCCTGGACCATTCGCAACCGCGTGCTCGATGGGAAGCCTAAGTCCTGGTGGGGCGAGGGTTATGCCGGAGTTTGCTTGAAGCCCTGGCAGTTCAGTTGCTGGAACCAGAACGACCCGAGCTACGTCTACCTGAGTGGCGCCAAGCCGATCCCGGCGGCCCAGTTTGCCCAGGCTCAGCGTGCGGCTGACCAGGTAATGTCCGGCACAGCGCCCGATCCAACCGGCGGTGCCACGCACTACTACGCCACTACCATGCCTAAGGCCCCGGCCTGGGCGTCGGGCGCTAAGGAGACCTTGCGCCTCGGTCATCACATTTTTTTAAAGGATGTGCCGTGATGACGCCGGGGCAGATCCTGGCGTCGATCCTGCTGGCGCTGGTCATTGGGTTCGGCGGCGCTTGGAAGGTGCAGGATTGGCGCATGGGCAATAAGCTCGAGGAGCAGGCCGGCCTGCACAAGGATGACCTGGCCGAGATCAGCAAAGCCGCCGCCGCCCAGGCACGCACCGAGCAGGACAAACGCCTGGCCACGGAGCAGCAGCTCGCCCGCCAGGACCAACAGCACACCAAGGAATTATCCGATGCTCAACGCAACCAGGCTGTTATCCGTGATCGCCTTGCCACTGCTGATCTGCGGCTGTCAGTCCTCCTCGAGGATCCAGCCAGTGGCTGCAACGTGCCAGCCGCCACCGGCACCGTCGGCGTGGTTCATGCAGCCCGTCGAGCCCAACTTGACCCAGCGCATGCTCAACGAATTATCGCAATCACCGACTCCGGTGACCAAGGATTGATCGCTCTGCGGGCATGCCAGGCTTACGTTAGGGCCATTACTAGATGATGGCAGAGTCGTCATCCTGCTCGCTACAAAGCTGATACCTAAATGGAATTGATTTACGTTATCTCTGAATGTGAGAATTGTAAATAAACATCATTTGCATTCTTGCTTTTCGGAGTTTCAACCATTCATGCGCAAAATGTCCTCCTTGCCCACGTCAGCCCTCACTTTGATCGCCTTGG